CGCAATCAATTCTTTAGTAACAATCTCAATGACGTTACCATCTCCATCTCTGTTTATAACAAACCTATTCAATGGATAGTTCTTCATACCATCCTTACCCATGTAGAGTAAGGCATTACCACCGACAATCAGATGCTTGAATGCAGCATGGATAACCACCCTATCATTCTGAGCATTGACGTAGTCCATGATCATCCTCTCTATCTTAGAGAAGGATAGGTCAAGTTCACTACGGATAGTAGGATCCATCTCCTCACCAAGCTTATCATCACGTACTTGTAGTTTAAAGAACGTAGTCTGGGGAGGTAGGACACTAAGCATTAGCTTAGCTGACAATGCAGTGACACATTTGGCACCGACTGATTGCCATGGTGTGATGAGACGTTTGTGTGTCTCAGTGTAATCACTATCGTATTTGATTAGGTAAGGCAGAGTGAGACGTGAAGCTGCACGTGCAACGTCTAGGAACTGTGACCTAACGCCACGTAGTGCTTCGTATCTTTCTCTTGCTAATCCCATTAGGTATTAACACCTCCACTTGCTGCTGCTGTACCAGCTGTGCTGACGTTAGCAGATTGTGTGGGGTTGATACGTAGTTGACCAGTACCCTTAGAGAGTTCCTGTCTACGCTTACGGGATTTCTTTTTAATCTTTAGGTTATCACCATCAGTATCTCCCACCTTCCTTGGAGCTTGAACTTGTGCTACAGGTGTAGGTGCTGGAGGTGGTGATGGGTTTGAGGTATTCTTACTAGGGTTGCTACGTGCAGCATTGAACAGTGCAGTCGCACGGCGGTTGTCACCAGCTGGTACACTAAATTGAATCGCTTGAATCTCAGCATCAGTATAACCCTTACTCTTTAGAGTAGCAATTGATGATGCTATAGTCCTGGGATGTGCCATTACTCATTTATACGGTTGTGTAACCACTCAACCACTGAGCGTTGACCTGCCTTGTACATGATGGCAGCAGTACTCTCAGATGGAGTGGGGTTAACTGGTGGAAAGATCTCATTTAGCTCCTCAATAATAGAGTGAGCTTGCATACCAAAGACTTCTAAGGTAGAGACCTCATGCATATTGCGGGAGGTTGACATTGTTATGTTCAAAGAAGGATGGCATACGTGCACTTTTGGTGACAGAAAGTTGTGGGGCTTTGCCCTCATACATCAGACGATCAGAGCTATCCAGCCAGAATTTTTTCTGTAGGAATTTATCGGTCTGACTTCCCTCCAATGGTTCCATGACCCAAGCCACTGTAGCTTTCCGAAGTTTATCGAGACTAGGAGAGTAAGTAACACCGAGCTCACTGCATACCAGAGAGTTCGATGCAACATGGATCTGCTCATCCCTTGAGATGTCAGCACTCAGACTTCGCAAGCCTGCGTCACCGCAGAAGCGGAAAAATGGGAGGAGCACGAAAAATACAGCTCTCTCAAGTACCATTGCTTTGCATACGGTGTGGTCTGGATGGCTTTCCCAAGCTTCTCTAAGTTTTGTTGCCTCCTCTTCTGATTTTGAATCTGTTCCATGTGCAGCCGCTGCATAAGACAGGGCGATGTCGTGGTTTTCTTCATCGGTTACATTCATGGTGAGTAGTTTACGAGCTGCCGCTGGTACCTCATTGTTCAAGGCATCAGCAATAAACTCTCCGACTGGTAGCTCAAGCTGACGGAGAGCAAGAGCACGGAAGATAGCCTCTTCCGCACCCTCTTTCAATTTACCAGCCGTCATCTGTACTGGTGTCCACTTCCGCTTACGTTCAATTAGTTTGTTGTAGAGTGTCATTCTGCGCAGTCACATGTAGGTTCTTTATCGAACAGTTCTGCTAGGAATGAGTCAACGTCAGTGTCACGTAGAGCAGCGTAGGCATCGCTCTTGTCCTGCACGTCACCCATTACCTGGAGACTGTAGTACAAGCTTGTCTGGGGCGATCCTAGCCACTCCTCAATGAACGCATTGTCATAGGTTACAACGTCACTCCATGAGTTGAAGCTGTAGCCGTGAAGAAGTCCAGTTTTATCAAGCATGATCATCAGTTGGTCTGCTACTTGTTTGTAAGCATCCCAACCAACTTCACTGGCGATCTCAACGTCGCCATAATTATATGTTTGGACACCAAAGGTATCCGAATCACGGTCTACTGTACGACCGATGGGTGGTGCGATCTCTGGACAACATGTGTATCCATCGAGATCCTTGCTACGGTAAGAGCAGCTAGCAGTAGGAGCAATAGCAAAGGCACGAACCATGCCATGACTCTTGGCGATCGCAGCTGCCGACTCAATACCATTGCGAATATCATTAGCCAGCGTGTGAGCTTCATCAAAGCCCACGCGATCCTCATTAACATCCTTGAGAGCAAGACCGAACTCATCGTACCTTACTCCGTACCTCCGTAAGAGGTTGGCGAGTCCGAGGACTCCGAGTCCCACCTGTTTGTCGGTAGATGGGCAAAGATATTCTCCACTTTCTCCGACACCTGTTGTTGGATGGAGCGCGCACAGTTCGGACATACCGTTAACAAAAGCACGCTCGATGTCCCCATGCCTGCAGGCACCGAGATTGACATGTTGAAGGAGACATGTCCCCCGTGAGGGCAGATATACCTCAAGGCAGACGTTCCCTCGAATTCGTTTTCCATCATTGTCATACCTTATTTTGTTGAGCCAGATGTCACCCTTCCGAATCCCTTGGAGGAGTTCTTCCTTATGGGGAAACTCTGACCAGGATTCGGGAGTGATATTGATGCAACGTTTGACCCATGGTAACTCATGTCGGGGTGCATTGATAAATTCAAGAGAGTCAGGATGGTCTAGGTCTAGGTGAAGTACGCACGCACCATTACGATACGTGCCACCTCTACGTAGCACTTCGTTCAGCATAGAATAGATCTTACCAAACGATACAGGTCCAGAAGCTACTAGCTTATCTGTACCCTTGATTGTTTCAGTTCCTTTGGGGCGAAGGTTGGACAGGTGTACAGCGACACCTGCACCATGGCGTAGTGCATGTGATACAAACTTCCATGATGCTTCAATCCCATTGGGTCCCTCCATACTATCTTCCACAACAAAGACGGTGCAAGATACAGGGAGTCGGTGGTCTGGATTATCCATCCAGCTTTGCACTCGTCCAGTGCGAGAGATTAGTTCAGACATTATACTAAGTCAGTCAGGTTAGGTGGTTGATAGTTAGGTCCCTTGAGAACCTTACCGTCTTCACGGTAGATAGGTTTGCCATCAGCTCCAAGCTTAGACATGTTGGAGGTGTGGACACGGCGGATAGCCTGCTCCAGATCCCAGTCCATGTTCTCAGCATACTGAGCACAGACATAGACTAGATCAGCTAGTTCTTTCAAGCAAGCTTCCCTCGTATGAGGCAGCATCTCTTCCATTTCATAGTCTGCCTCGATGAACTCTTTGAATTCCTCAACGATCAAATTCTTCTGCATCGATCGGGAATTCAGCTCGTTCTGTATATTGTACGCTCGGCGGAACTCGATTGCACTGTTGCTTAAGAGTGACATGTTCTAATTCATTGGTGAGATAGTGGATAGCCTTACGCAAGTCACTGTTGACAGTCGCTTCATTTTTATGACCTGCTCTACAAATATATTTAATTGCATTACCTAGGTGGTAGTTTAGTCCTTGGTCTCTAATGAAATCCCATACTTCAACATTCCCACGTCGGTAGTATTCTGGGCTAGTGGCCATGATTTAAGTAGGTTTCGGATGGAGTTAGTTAAGCAGTAGTTCTGCTTAGTTAGTGCAAGGAAGAGAGTCCTAAGATCCTCTACCCTTACACTAGGATGATTAATGTTAGCTTCGATTTGTTTGAGGTTAAACTCCTGCTCTAAAGTGAGCTCCAATACTGGAGGGGGAGGCAGGGGACCAAAGGATGGGTTGTCCGGCGTTGAAGTCATAATCATTTACAGTAAGGATCTTTGCAAGTCGTGCATTCATCAGTGCATCACGTTCTTCGAGATCCTTCTCGATAAATGCCCTAACAACTGCGTCCCAATTATATCCATACTTCTCAAACCAACTAGCTGCTCTCTTCATTCCCATTCCTGGCACTCCAGAGTAGCCGTCGGTCTGATCTCCACTTAGCGTTTGGAGGTAGTGCATCTGTTCTCCCTCTTCGGGAGTCACACTCATCATCTCCTCCATGTTATAGAGCTGACCTGGTATCTGTTTCATGTCCTTATCAGGTGAGCAGATAACATTACCTGGATGCAATGTAGCATAAATTCCCATCGCATCGTCTGCTTCGAGAGTATCCATGACAATGACCTCATAGTTTTCGGTCAGTTCCCTGATGACACGTTTGTATCCACAGGGCTTCTTTCTGTTGCGATGCCCTTTATAACTTGGGCTAATTTTTTTTCTGTAGTTTTTTGGGCTGCTAAAGAAAAGGATAACATCCTGATAAAAGGGGATAGCATCCTTAATCTTAGTAAGATCGTTCTCCACATACTTCATAGCCTCACTGAAACGTGAGACAACCATGATGACATCATCACCCCAGTCGATCTCATCTTCAGCTGCTGCGCATGCTTTGTAAACGATATAGTCTGCGTCAATTAGTAGTTTCAAGGTACTTAATTCCCTGGCTTAGCCGGGTGGTATTATCTAGGGAGAATCCTAGCATCTTATTACAAGGCTGGCATAACCAACCTCGATGATCGTAGGTGTCGTGGTTGTGATCCCATACTGTAGCTGGTGCTACTTGGCAACACTGACATACCTGTCCTTCTGGGATAGGACCGGCTTCACTACGCTTCTGACGGTATAATTTCTGACACGTCTTACATTCACGTTGCACACCACATGATCTAGTGGTATTGACATTGAACTCAGACTTAGGTAAGTCTTGCTTACAGTGGAAGCAGTAGCTAGTGCACGTCTGCCCAGTTTGCTCCAATTTTTCCCTCGGCAGCGATGGGGATTCGGAGATCGTAGTACTCTCCTGCTCGTACAGCGGAGAACTCAAGCATGAACTTAAGGTCATCTGCGTGTTCGG